CCTGGCGGCTCTCTCCGCGGGTGAATTTGACGAATGTGGGGGAATTCGGGGGGTGGGGTGAATGGGACGGCCCAAGGCCCCCTGTGGGACCGACTCGGCGTACCGCCGTCACCTCCGAAACGGCGAGGTTGTGGACGACGCGTGCCGCGAAGCTCATGCCGACGCGCAACGTGCCCGTCGGCGCTCGCCTGCGACCGCGCCGGTCGACGCGGCACCGGCACCGGCACCGGCACCCGAGCCGCCGGACATGGACGACCTTGAGCTGATCGTCTCGACGCTGCGAACCGCGTTCAAGACGGTGGCGGAGAAGGATCCGACGAGGGTCGCGCCGATCGCGCGTGAGTTCCGGGCCGCGGTCGAAGCGACGCGCGGTCCGGCGGAGCCGCCGAAGGAGTTGACCCTTGCCGAGCAACTCGCCCAGGCCCGTGCTGCTCGGGCTGCAAGAGCCCAGAGTGAGGGCGCTGCCTCTTAGTCGTGTCGACTCGCTGATCGATGACATCCTCGACATCTCCGACCTGGCGAACATCCGGTGTGACCCGTGGCAGGAGGGCGCGCTCGAAGCGATCGCGTCTATCGACGCCGACGGCCAGTGGGCGGCGACCGAGTTCGGGGTGCTCGTCTCACGGCAGCAGGGCAAGGGCAATATCCTGCTGCCGTACGAACTGGCTCACCTGTTCCTCTGGCCGCGCGCGGACGGCGCGCCGAAGCTGATCGGACACACCGCCCACGAAGGCCCCACGGCGCGTGAGGCGTTCCGCCGCGCGCGGCGGACGATCCTCGCCTCGCCGATTCTCCGCGCGGAGCTCGTCGGCGGTGGCAAGCAGACGGCACAGGGCGTCACCGGCATCTCGACCGGGAACGGCAACTGGGCGATCGAGCTGAAGAACGGCAACCGCCTGGTCTTCTTCACCAGGACGGGCGCGGCCGGCGTGGGCATTTCCTTCGACGTGCTGATTGTGGACGAGGCGCAGCACTCGCCGCTGAGCATCCTTGAGGCGCTGCTGCCGGCGTCGGACGCGAGCCCGAACCTGCAGGTGCTGTTCACCGGCACGGTCCCGAAGGAGGACCAGGACGGCGAGTACTTCGAGGGCATCCGCGATCGCGGCCGCGCCGGTGGCCAGGAGCGCACCGGATGGATCGAGCACACTCCGGAAGGGTCGGATGATCCCGACACCGCCGCGAAGATCGACCTCGGCTCCCCGCAGACATGGCGGGAGGCGAACCCGGGGCTCGGGATCCGGCTGGCATGGAAGACCGTGCAGGACGCCTGGGACCGCATGGGCCAGACGAACCCGGAGGCGTTCGCTCGTCAGCGTTGCTCGATCTGGCCGAGCCGGCGCCCCGAGGTCGCGGCGAAGCTGTCCGAGCTCGACATCGAGGTGTGGAAGCGGCACGCCCGAGACGACGCCGCAGTCGCCGGCGACGGCGTGGTGCTGTCGCTCGCGCTGGGCCGAGGTGGCGGGTACGGCACGATTGGTGCCGCCGTGCGAGTCGACTCCGACTCGATCGCTGTCGAGCACCTGCACACCGAGAGCGGCACACGGTGGATCGCGCCGAAGCTGAAGGAGCTCAAGGCGCAGTACGGCAACGCGCTCGTCGTGCTCGACGCGAAGAACGCCGCCGCCGTGATCGGCGCCCTGGACGCCGCCGGCATCAAGTACCTCGCGATGAACCTCGACGAGATCGCCGCCGCGCACACCCTGTTCATCGAGCACGTCAACGCCGGCCTCGTGCCGCACCGTGATCAGGCCGAGGTGACGAAGTCGCTCGAGTTGGCGACGACGCGCAACATCGGGCGTGCCGGCATGACGTGGGAGCAGTCGGATCCGACGAAGCCGGTCAGCCAGGCGCAGGCGGTGACGTGGGCGCTGTGGGGCGTGCTCAAGTCCGAGGCGTCGCCGAAGAAGCGCACCCCTCCTCCGCCGGCCGCACAAGTCCTGACGCGCGACGACGTCACACACGACGAAGCGGATCTACGCACGCTCCACTTCTGACGCAGAGGAGATCCCGTTGGCTGAGATCGGATATCAGACGGACGGGACTCTGCTGTCGTGGGGGTCGCTCGTCGCGGAGACGCACGAGGAGAACCCGGACCTGCAATGGCCGCGATCGATCAACGTGTTCGATCGGATGCGTCGCGAAGACCCGCAGGTGAAGTCTGTGCTGCGGGCGGTGACTCTCCCGATCATGCGCACGGAGTGGACGCTCGATGGCGCCGGGTGTCGGGATGAGGTCATCGGGCACGTCGCGAAGGATCTCGGCGTGCCCGTGAAGGGGCGGGCGTTCGTCGCGCCGCTGCGCACCAAGGGCCGGTTCTCCATGAAGGAGCACCTGAGGCTCGCGCTGCTCGAACTCGTCTACGGTCACAGCTTTTTTGAGCAGGTGTATGACCAGTCGACGGGGCAAACGCATCTCGCGAAGCTCGCATGGCGGCCGCCGCGCACGATCTCCGACATCGAGGTCGCGCGGGACGGTGGCCTTGTTTCGGTGCAGCAGTACGGCACATCTGGCAAGCGTGACGTGCGGATTCCCGTGGACCGGCTCGTCGCGTATGTCAACGAGCGTGAGGGCGCGAACTGGGTCGGCGAGTCGCTGTTACGCGCCGCGTACAAGATGTTCGTCCTCAAGGACAGGCTGCTGCGCATCCAGGCGCTGACCGCCGAGCGCAACGGCCTCGGCCTGCCGGTGGTAACCAGCGCGGAGCCGCCGGAGACCGACTCGTTCGAAGACGCTGTGAAGTGGCTCGACGAGCAGATCAAGAACGGGCTCGCGATCGCGAAGAACGCTCGCGCCGGCGACGCTGCGGGGGTGTCGCTGCCGTACGGCGCCACGCTGAAGTTCGTCGGTGTCGACGGGAAGCTGCCCGACACGGACGGTCCGATCCGCTACTACGACGAGCAGATCGCGCGCGCGGTACTCGCGCATTTCCTGAACCTCGGCACCGAGACGGGTTCGTGGGCGCTCGGGTCGACATTCGCGAACTTCTTCACCGACTCGCTGAACGCTGTCGCGCAGCACATCGCAGAGGTCTTCAACCAACACGTGATCGAAGACCTCGTCGACAAGAACTGGGGACCGACGGAGCCGGCTCCTCGGCTGGTTCCGTCGGCGATCGGAGAGCAGCAGCAAGTCACCGCCGAAGCGATTAAGGCGCTGATCGAGGCCGGCGCGGTTGTGGTCGACGATCCGCTGCGTGCGTACATGCGGGACAAGTACGGCCTGCCGGTCGAAGACCTCGTCGGGACGGATGACGACGACGCCGCGGGCCGGGAAGTGGCACGGTCTGCCGCCGAGGTGGCGCAGAAGGTGTACCTCGCGACGGACAAGCCGCCACTGCGGCAGGAAGAAGCACGGGAGATTATCCGTCGTGCTGGCGCGGAGCTCGCCGGGGACGGCCCGGACGTGAGCCGGATCCCATCGACCGAGCCCGAGGAGGCTGCAGCATGACGACGAGCGCACCTGTACGCGACTGGTTCAAGATCCAGGCGCGCGCCGCCGATGACGAGGAGAGCTCGTCATCGGCGGACGTGTACATCTATGACGAGATCGGCGAACGCTGGTACGGAGGCGGTGTCGGGGCCCGGTCGATGGCTCAGCAGCTCGACGACCTCGACGTGGACACGATCTACCTCCATGTGAATAGCCCCGGCGGGGCGGCGTGGGACGGCATCACGATCATGAACGCGCTGCGCCGCCACAAGGCGCGCGTCGAGGTGATCGTCGACGGGCTGGCCGCGTCCGCGGCGTCGGTGATCGCGATGGCCGGCGACCACATCACCATGAACCGTGGGGCGCAGATGATGATCCACGACGCCTCTGGTGGCGCGTGGGGAAACGCCGAGCTGATGGAGGAGACGGCGGAGATCCTCCACAAGCTGTCCGACTCGATCGCCGACGTCTATGCGGCCCGTGCGGGTGAGGACCGGGCGCACTGGCGGGCACTCATGCAGGCGGAGTCCTGGTACACGGCCGAGGAAGCCGTCGACGCGGGCCTTGCCGACGAGTGGGCGGATGCCCCGTCCTCGGCGGCGGAGAACCGGGCACCGACGGCCCGGTTCGACCCAGCCGTGTTCTCTGCCGCCGCCCGGGCGAACGCGCCCCGTGTGGAGATCCCTGAACTCCCGGTCTCGTCCGAGCCGGGTGACCCCAACCGAAAGGAGAACGTCGTGGAGCACGGCGACTTCGTGGCTGGTATCCGTGAGCGGCTCGGCATGACCGACGCCGACGTCACCGACGAGGCGGTCCTGGCCGCACTCGACGAGGCACTCGCGGAACAGCCCGACATCCCGGCGGCCCCGGCTGCCACCAACGCGCTGCCCGAGGGCGCGGTCACGATCGACGCGACCGTCCTGGCCGAACTGCAGGCGAACGCCCGTCAGGGTGTAGAAGCCCGCGCTGAGCAGGACCGGGCGCGCCGTGACGGCATCGTCGCGACCGCGCTGCGTGAGGGCCGAATCACCGCGGCATCGCGGGACGCGTGGCGCGCGCACCTCGACAAGGACGAAGAGGGCGCCAGCACGCTGCTCGCCTCGCTCGCGAAGAACACCATCCCTGTCGAGGAGATCGGGCACTCCGACACCCTCACCAGCGCTGAGGACTCGCTGTACGGCAGCGTCTTCGGCTCCACCCAGAAGGAGGCCTGATCGTGGCGAAGAGCTACCTGCCCCTGTTCCGTCCCGGCGACACCGTCACCTTCGGTGTGACCACTGACGTCGCCGCAGGCCAGGTCGTGGAGGTCGGCACGGCCGACTCCTCGGTCGCGCCTGCGGCAGCCGGGTCCGAGAAGGTCGTCGGCGTCGCCGGCCACGACGCGAAGGTTGGCGACAAGCTGACCGTCGAGGTCGGCAAGCCCATCCACGAGCTCAAGGCGGTCGGCGCTGTCACGCGCGGGGACCGGCTCGAGGCAGCCGCCGGCGGAGGCGTCCGCACCCTCGCCGAGGGCACGGAGATCTTCCTCGCCCTCACGTCCGCCGCAGACGGCGCGCTCGTGCGCGCCATTCAGCTCTGAGAAAGGAGAGCACGATGCAGACTTACCCGCTCACGCCGAGCCAGCTCGCTGACGTCTCGGCGGCCGACCTGATCGCGTTCCTGAAGTCGCCGACGCTCGTCGCTCGCCGATTCGGGGAGATCCTGCAGGCGCAGCAGCTCCTCGGACTGTTCCTGATGCAGAAGCGCTTCACGATCACCGGCGGCGCCATCGGTGTCCCGATCAACGAAGTCATCCGTGCCGTGCGCGGTTCGGAGATCGTCGCTCCGGGCTCGGAGTACAAGCTCACGCCGATGTCGGCCGAGGAGTACGAGTTCTACTCGGCGATGAAGGATGGCCTCGCGACCGAGGTCACCGACGAGCAGATCGGTCGTCTCCTGCGGCAGCCGATCGATGACGCGTTCACCTTCCTGCAGACCGAGCTCGTTTTCTCGGCGAATGAGATGGCGCTCGGCGTCGTCGCATCGTCGGTCACGAACACGGTCGCCGCCGGCGCACCGTGGACGAGCGCAAAGCAGATCTACAAGGAC